ATTGCAGAGTTGAGAAAAGATATTCTAGTCGTTGCATCACCTAAGAAAAACAGTGTAGTTAACCAAGCATCAGAATCAGCACAAACCTCACAGGTTTTGGCAGACTTTGCACCGTTAACTTCAAGTTCATACGCAGTATTCGATTCAGGTTGGGTATACCAATACGATAGATACAACGATAAGTATTGTTGGATCCCTGGAAACGGACACACTGCTGGAATTATGGCAAGATCAGACTTACTACAAGATCCATGGTATTCACCAGCAGGATTCTCAAGAGGTCAATATTTAGGTATTACTAAACTTGCTTACAATCCTAAGTCAGCATCTAGAGATGATCTATATAAAGCAAGAGTTAATCCAATAGTAACATTCCCAGGACAAGGTACAGTGTTGTTCGGAGATAAAACTGCATTAACAAGTCCTTCAGCATTTGATAGAATCAATGTACGAAGATTGTTCATGGTACTAGAGAAAGCAATATCAGTTGCCGCTAAAGCACAACTGTTCGAATTTAACGATGCATTCACTAGAGCACAGTTTAGATCAACTGTAGAACCTTTCTTAAGAGATGTTAAGAACAGAAGAGGATTAATAGACTTCTCAGTAGTTTGTGATGAAACAAACAATACTGATTCAGTTATAGATAGAAACGAATTTGTATGTTCTATCTTTATTAAACCTGCTAAGTCTATTAACTTTATAACATTGAACTTTGTTGCATCACGTAGTGGTGTCGAGTTCGAAGAAATCTACGGAGCAGTTTAAGGAGTAAAGCATGGCAACAATAGATCAATTTAAAGCACAGTTAATCGGTGGTGGCCCAAGAGCAAATAGATTCAGAGTCTTTTTACCTCGAAGTGGCGATAAGATCGAATTTCTATGTCAGGCCGCACAGATCCCTGCCGCTACAGTAGGTGTAGTAGAACAACAGTTTAGAGGACACGTTCTGAAACTCGCAGGAGACAGAACATTTGAACCTTGGACAGTAACTATTATAAATGATGTTGAGTTCTCAGCAAGATCCGCTCTAGAAAACTGGCAAACAGATATTCAAGAGTTAGATTCTGGTGAAGGTATCACATCATTAGATTACTTAGTAGACAGAGCATTTGTCGAGCAATTAAACAAAGACGACTCAGTGTTAGCAAGATACGAATTCTTTAACATGTTTCCAACAAGTATTGGTGCTATTGACTTATCTTACGAGACAGTCGATGCATTGGAGACATTTGATGTTGAATTCCAATATTCGCACTGGGAAAGAGTCGTTTAATAACGGATATATCACCCCTCTTGGGGTGATATAAATATATATTATGGAAATATTTGGGTTTGAAATAAATCGTAAGAAAGAAGAATTACGAGGAAAAGATATAGAGAAGACTTCTGCGAAGTCTTTTGTACCTCCACAATCTGATGATGGTACACCAGTCATCAGTAAGCAACCTGGGGGTTTCATATCGGGTGGGGCATACGGTTCTTATGTCGATATGGAAGGTGGTATCAAAGATGAGATTGGTCTTATCCGAAGGTACAGGGAAACATCACTAGTTCCCGAATGTGATGCGGCCATCGAAGATATCGTTAACGAATGTGTTATATCTGATACAGAAGATAGAACAGTAACTTTAGATTTAGAATCTTTACAACTGTCTGCTAGTATTAAGAAGAAGATACAAGATGAGTTCAAGCACATTATCTCAATGATGAAGTTCAATCAGAACTCTCACGAAATCTTCAGAAAATGGTACGTTGATGGTAGAATTTACTTCCATAAGGTAGTGGATTCCAAAAGGCCTCAACAGGGTATGGTCGACATTAGAAATGTTGATCCGTTAAAGATCAAGAAAGTTCGAAACGTAGAGAAAGAAAAAGGCAAAGATCAGATCGAACGTATAAAGAAAGTTGAAGAGTTCTACGTATTCAACGATAAAGGTTTTGACAAGAGTAGTGCTAACGAAGGCGCAACTCTTAAAATAGCACCAGAGGCAGTAAGTTATACTACTTCTGGAATGTTAGATTACACTAAGAATATTGTAATCGGATATTTGCATAAAGCATTGAAGACTGCAAACCAGTTAGCAATGATGGAAGATGCACTTGTTATCTACAGAATATCAAGAGCACCAGAAAGAAGAATCTTCTACATTGATGTTGGTAACTTGCCAAAAGCAAAAGCAGAACAATACTTGGGCGATGTCATGAACAAGTATAGAAATAAACTTGTTTACAATGCAGACACTGGCGAGATCAAAGATGATAGACGCCACATGTCGATGCTAGAAGATTTTTGGTTACCTAGAAGAGAAGGTGGCCGAGGGACAGAGATAACAACTCTACCAGGTGGACAAAACTTGGCAGATATAGATGATATAGAATACTTCAAGAAGAAGTTATATCGTTCTCTCAATGTTCCTGTAACTAGAATGGAAGCAGATAACGGATTCAATATGGGTCGTTCATCTGAGATTTCTAGAGACGAACTTAAGTTTAATAAGTTCACTAAACGTTTGCAAAATAAATTTGCAAGAGTGTTTACTGATATGCTTAGAACTCAGTTGATATTAAAAAATATCATGAAAGCAGATGAGTTCGATGCTATCGCAGACTTTTTAATATATGATTTTGCTACTGATAATCACTTCACTGAATTAAAAGAGCAAGAGATTATGAAAGAAAGATTAGATTTACTTTCTTCTGCCGAATCATATATAGGTAAGTACTTTTCTAATTCTTACGTTAGAAAGAAAATCTTGAATATGACTGATGATGAAATATCAGTTATGGATCAAGAGATTAATTCTGAAGGTGGAGATGGAGAAGATGATAATGATGAATTTGGAGGATTCTAAACATGAGTGATACAAGAAAAATCGTAGATCAAATCGAAGCAGGTAAATTGCACGATGCTAAAGATACTATATTTGATACGATCAAAAGTAAAACAGCAGATGCAGTCGACATGAAACGTGTTGAAATGCAAGTAGATTGGAATAACAATGAGCAAAACTTGGAAACAGATAACTCAGGAACTGAATGAGGCCAAATTTAAACTTCCTAAAGATCAAGAGGAAGTAAAAAGAGAGACACATAAAGTCTCTGGTAAACCTGTCAATATCGTATATGGTAAAGACAGAAGAAATAAAGTTCATGTATATATGGACGATGTTAAGATCGGCACTTACAAAGATATAAAGGCCGCAGAGAAAGAGATGAAGAATATAAAGAATGTAATGTTAACAATGGGTGAAGAAAACATCTCTAAAGAAGAAATTTTAGGAGCAATAGATGAAATTAATATCTGAATTTAACGACTATAGTGTATCACCCGTAATTATAGAAGAGAACGAGAAGGGTCAAAAGGAATACTTTATAGAAGGCGTATTCATGCAATCTGAGATCAAGAACAGAAATGGTCGTGTATATCCTAAAGAAATAATGGCAAAAGAAGTTGAGAGATACAACAAAGAATTTGTCGAGCAAGATCGTGCTTTTGGGGAGTTAGGACACCCAGAAGGACCAACAATCAATTTAGACAAAGTCTCACATTTGATTACTAAACTCGAAGAAGATGGTAACAACTATGTGGGAAGAGCAAAGATTTTAAGTACACCGAATGGTCAAATCGTTAGAAATTTGATCGATGATGGTGCAAAACTGGGAGTATCTTCTAGAGGTCTAGGATCACTAGAACAGAAGAATGGTGCTCAACATGTAAAAAGTGATTTTCAGTTGGCGACTGCCGCTGATATAGTCGCAGATCCGTCTGCACCAGAGGCCTTCGTAGAAGGAATTATGGAAGGTGTAGAGTGGATATTTGAAAATGGTATACTGAAAGCAAAAGAGGCAGAGCAAATGCAACGTGAGTTGAAGACTGCTAGACTCAATAAACTTGAAGAAACCAAATTAAATTTATGGAAAAAGTTCGTTGAGAACCTTTAACATATAAATAAAAGAGTTATTTAAAATACTCAAACAGGAGAAAAAAATGGCAGATTTAGAAAAAAACCTATCCGATGCTATCGCAGAAGTGATGACCGAAGGTCAGCAACCTGATGCTAAAGCAGAGAAAGGGGATCAAAAACCTGTTAAGCAAGGTTCATCTGACGCCGCTTCAATTGAAAGTGGTAAAGGTGAAGTCGTCAAACCTGAAGAAAATCCTGTTGACAAAGCAGTTGCATCTGTAAAGAGTGCATCAAATACTAAAGAAGTATCTGGTGATCCTCAACAGAAAGGTGAAGCACCAGCAGAACCGCAACCCAA